CCGCTTGTCATAGATCCCGGTGGAGAACTTGGCCAGGCGTCCCCCCCGCGGCATCGCAGCGGCCGCCACCGCCTGCAGATATTCTCCGAGACCGGAGAACCCGCGATTCTCGCTGCCCGGCTGCCCCCGCGGGGCGGGTTCGCTGGCGGGCTTGCGGATGCCCGCGATTGCCTTGTCGGCCCTCTCCTCGGTCTGGAGCTCCGCCTGGATTCGGTCGATGTCGTCGCACACGGTGTTGACGTTCTTCGCGTCCTCGGCCGTGGGCTTCTCGATGGACCGGAAAGCCAGGAGTTTCGCTTCCTGTTCCTGGAGCTGGCGCTGTAGATCTTCTTTGTGCGTCATGCTCTTTTACCTCCCAGTATTGAATGAATGGTTTTACTTGCGATTCTCGCCCGGATGAGAGCGGAATAATCAACCGTTTCCTTGGGCGGTTCTGGCGCAATCGATTCCGAGAGAATCGGCACATAGCGTGTGAGAATCCCTATTGTCTGGTTGAATAGGTCAACGTCTGAATCGGTTGGCTGGCCATGTTCTGCACGGATTAGAGCCGCGCCTATCGCTTCATAATCAATTCCTATCTCCAGCAGGCGCACCATCACGGTCGTCTGCTTGTAGGCCGGGAAAGTCACGGGAGAAATGTCGAACAGTCTCGCCTTGATAAGCTCTCGTTTGGTTCTGTCCGGAGACCAGTCATCTTCTTGAGTTTCGAAGCCGAAACTATTCTGTGTAATATCCTTGCGCCGGATGCTTTCAACCAGATCTGCGGCATAAGTGGTCTTGGGGAGTTTCACCTCAAAGCCCAGACCGTCATCATCCTCCCAGAGCTTGAGCGTTTTATTTTTTGTGCGCCCGATGATGAGATTGGGATCATGGTTGATTAGTGCGCGGATATCATCGCTCTGAATCGAATCGGCAAAGGCGCCCTTGCGGATCTTCTCCTTGAAAAATCCGAGATTCTCACTCCACTTATTGAAGACGGCGGCATAACCAGCGATAACCGTCGGTTCGCCTTCCTCGTCTTCGATGCGAAACTCAGCCTTGGCGATATAACGCCGTTCGGGTTGTTCCGCTGAGTTTTTTTTCGACTCGCCCTCTTTCAGTTTTGGAAGCGGCATATCCCTTACCTCCGCACATAAAAAAACCGACCCGATTACTCGGGCCGGTTCGTGCCGGTGGACCGAAAAGAAACCTTGCCTCGCCAAGCCTTACCAGGCCATTCCCCGCCAGACCGGGCCTGACCCCGCCGCACCCCGCGGACTTATTTCACAGATTATACTCTGCAATGTTCAGTTTGACAAGATCATGATCCTTATCGATATTGATTTCGATCTTCAAGTCTCCCTCATACATTTTGGAGATTTTCATCGCCTCATCTTTGATGTTCTCTACAAGACCTCTTTTGATCAGAATCGTGGCGGCGGTCATCGGACTGATCATTTCACGGCCCTCAGCTTCTTCTCCTCCGGCTTCTCTTCCGGCTCCTCTTCCTTCGTCGGCTCCTTGGGCTTGGCCGGGGCCTCCTGTTTCTTCGCCGCGTCCCCCATATTCAGGGGCCGCCAGTACATGGAGCCGGCCAGGCCTCCGATCGGGTTGATATTCTCCTTGGCTCGGATCTCATCCGCGTTGATAGCCCCCACATCGCGCATCAACTTATAGGCCTCCATCCGGCTCTTGGTATCACCGCGCAGCAGGCCGTCCAGGGAGAACTCCGCGAACAGGGTGCGGCGCTCCTCCTCGCTCAACAGCTTCCAGGCCAGGTGCTGTTCCCAGCGCACTGCCCAGGGGCGCATGGTGTCCTGCACGAACTCGACCTGCTGATGCTCGATATTGGAGAAGGTGGCCCTGGACAACTCCTTCAACTTGTGCGGGGGCAGATTGAACCAGCGGGCGATGTCCCCGATCGCGAACACCCGGGACTCCAAGAACTGGGCGTCCTCTAGGGGCATGCCGGTCTTCTCGTACGTCATGCCCTCCTCGAGGACCATCACCTTATGGCTCTCGCCCAACCCGGCGTATTTCTCGTTCACGTCTTTCTTCAGGCGCCCGTGTGCCTCATCCGAGAGTTTGCCAGGATGGGACAAAACCGCGCCCAGGTTGGTGCCCTGGCCGTAGAAGCGAGCTTGAAACTCCTCCATGGCCAAGCCCAGACCCATGGACTCACGGGCCTTGGTTACCACCGAATATCCCACCCGCCCGTCGAACCCGAGGCCCGGGATATGCAGGATGTCTCGTGCGGCCCGCGTGGTCTGGCCGGCTTCGTTTTTCAGGATGTAGTAAATCTTACTGTCATCCGCTCGCTTGACCTCCACCTGCATCGGGTTCCAGGGCCACAATTGCACCACCCGCCCGGTCGTGTCTCGGATGATCTCGGCGAAACAGTTGCCGTGCAGCAGGAGATGGGCCTGCAGGGTCTCGCGGAAGGTATAGGAGGTCATCTCCGGGTTGGGCAGATTGTGCAGCACGTCATACAGCGGGTGATTGGTATAGCGCTCCTTGCCATCCGGGTCCACTCGCTTGTACAGGACCAGGGGCAGGCTGGCGATCGAGCCCGCGATGATCTGCACGGCGTTGAACACCGCACTTAGGTTCATGGCGCTGTCAGCAGAGACGTTCACGCCGGCCCTGGATGGCTGGCCGGAGCTGGCTATCTCGATCAGATTGTCTAGCTCAGAGATGCTGATGTTGCGGCGAAAGACTTCGAGGGAGTTTCGAATGCGGGTAAACAGACCCAGGGTGTTTACCTCCCACCCCAAGGATACTATATAGACCCTAAACTATATAGCGGATTATGTCAAGACCTTCTCCTGCGCGCCCTCTCTCTTCGCTTTCGCCTTCGCAGGCTGCCATACGCCCTGGGCACGATGGGAGGGGGTGGGCCCATGGCAATCTGAGTCTGTGCCCTCTGGCTCTGGATGATGACGCCATAAATGGGCGGCGGCCTCGGCATTCACCGCCTCATTTTCCATCACCAGGTTCTGGGCCATTCCTTGCTCCTCCGTCTCCCTCAGATGCCGATCACGCCGCGGCCCTCGTACACCGATCCGGGCTCCTTGCGCGTCAGCCGATCAAAGCCCATGATCAGGGCCACGATGCCGTCGATGCGCTCCGTGGCCTTCGACTTGTCGGGCTTGACGTTCTCCGCGGCGTCCATCGTCACGACCACGTTATCAGCCATCCACCGCAGGACGGGGTGCCCGCCGTGGCGCAGCTTGCCGCCCAGGATCGTCTTCAGCAGTTCCTTGGTCGGCGGGCTCATACTCTTGTAGCCCTGGCCGAAGTCAACCATGGTGAAGCCATCATCCGTCAGATTCTGGCTCATCTCCACTGCGCCCCAGCGGTCGAAAGCTACTTCCTTGATTCCGTAGATCTTGCTGAGTTCATTTATATCGTGCCGGATCGTGGCATAGTTGATCACGTTGCCGCCAGTGGCTTTGATAAGATTCTGCTTCACCCATAGGTCATAGGGTACGCGATCGGTCTTGCTTCTTTTCTCGATGTTCTCTTCTGGCACCCAGAAGAAGGGCAGCGCATAGATGAGGTCCTCTACCTGGAAGGTCAGTAGCAGCGCCGCGATGTCGATACTCGAAGCAAGATCCAGGCCGGCGAAGCACTCCTTGCCCCGCAGGATGGACGGATCAAAGGCTTCCCCGCAGGCATCCCAGGCCGCCATCGGAACGTAGCGACTCTCCTGTTTGACCCACTGGTTGAGGCGTAGCCGGCGGAACATGTTCTCCTCGGCCGGCGAGTCCTGCGCCTTCTTGCAGGCAGCCTTGATCTTGGCGGTCTCCAGGATCCCTTCACCATGCTCGAAGTGCACATCCATGCTCGGGTTGCAGGCCGCCCAGACTTTCGGATTTGTCCAGTCTGCACCTTCGGGGGCTGAGTAGATGATGGGCAGGAAGCTCGGGTCTTCGATGATGCCATCGCGTACCTTGAGCGCGTACTCATGAACTTCCCAGCAGATCGACTGCCGGTCATACCCTGCCGTGGTGATGGCGAAAAAGACGGGCTGCTGGCGCGCGTCCCCTGCGCCCTTGGTCAGCACATCCCACAGGTCACGGGTCTTCTGCGCGTGCAACTCGTCCACGATCGCGCCATGGATATTGTATCCGTGTTTGCTATAGGCCTCAGCAGACAACACACGGTAGAAACTGCCGTTGTTGTGCACGATGCGCTTCGTGGAGTCAATGATCTTGCAGCGCTTCGATAGGGCCGGGGACATGCGCACCATCTGCGCGGCCACATTGAACACAATCGAGGCCTGGTCGCGGTCCGTCGCCGCCGAGTAGATTTCTGCGCCCGGCTCGTGGTCGGCAAAGAGTAGATATAGTGCGATGCCCGCGGCGAGTTCGCTTTTCCCGTTCTTCTTCGGGATCTCGCAATACACATAGCTGTATTGCCGCATGCCGTCCGGCCGCAGGGTCCCGAAGAGTTTATAGACGAGCTCGCGCTGCCAGGGATAAAGATGAAAGGGCTTGCCCGCCCAGCGGCCCTTGGTGTGATGTAGATATTTTGAGAAGAAGGTGCAAGCGACTTCGCCGGGATCCTGCGGCTTAGTCGAGGTCGCCGTCTTCCCCGCCGCCTTCGCCACCCGGGACATTCGTTCTTCCTCTTTCTGCCGGCACCATGCCGAATTGCTTGCAGTAGGCCATGAACTGCGTCTCGCACTTGTTGGCCAATCCTGCTTCGGGGCGCAGGCGCTCGCCCTTATAGTCCTTCATGGTCAGCCCCTTGCGCCGCAAGACCGCATCACAGCGCAGCCACCGCGAGTATATTTCTGCCATCGCGCGGAAGGCCTCCAGGTCCGCGTGCGTCAGCAGGCCGATGCGCGCCAGGTCCGGCGCATTCTTCTGCCAGAACTTCTTGGCCATCGCGCTCATGGTCTGGGCCCAGCCCTTGGGAATCGCGCCGGTTACCCCGGTGGGCTTTGGCTCGTTTTTGTTGATGCGAGCGGGGCGAACGCCTTTCAGGAGTTTGAGTGCGGTAGGGGCGGGAGCGGGGCCTCTCATTTTCCTCCTGCCATATTATACAATTCCTATATATGGCATTTCAATACTCGTACGCGCTCGCGCAGAGGTAGCCACACGATATCTGTTCGTGTGGCTGTACCTTTTATCCATAGCCCCGTATATACTTATCAAACCTATCTTTCTCATATCGCAAGCCTCAGCTGCCCT